TTCTCCCACTATAAATAAATTTTTACGTAAACACATTATTTTTTTGTACATATTTTTCTCATTTACGTTTACATTCCAATAATGGACTGCATTTTTCCAATATACACGTTTTAAATATACAGGGTCTATTATTTTGTCATACTGTAAATTTTCTTGTAATAATTTTCGCAAAATAGGTTTTATTTTCTTTTCGTCCAACGTTCCCCAATAATCAGCAAAATACCAGTCACTATAACTGATTTGCATAAAACCATGTTTTTTACTAACAGGAATTATTTGACGTATTGGATTGTTTATTGTACTATGTTTAAATTTATGTATCCACTTATTTTCCGGTTTCGTCATATCATATTTTGCAAATATACGCGATAAACTAAACGATTCCACACTGTTAAACATTTCCAATTCTTTTTCTTCGAAACTATTACATAATTTAAGTAATCCCTCCTTAGGTACAGCAAATACTAATTGTTTCGTTTTATATGTACTTCCATTACGCATCTTTAATACATAAATATCTTTCGCTTTGTAAAAAGACATAATTTCACTATTTTTAAATAACTCCACATCTTCTTTAATTGAATTATATATAGCTTGAATTAATGTATGATAACCTTTTGTGAAAATAAACATTTTATTACTATTTAATAGTTCATTTTCCATATTTTTTCTTGTTACAACGGAATTACCAACTCTAAATTCACTCGCATAACCATAACAAAATTCAATAAATCGCGTTTCATCAAAACTTAACACTTGTAAACACATTTGTTCTAATGTATATTTACGACAATAATCATCCGTCTTTGTATCCATAAAAGCAAATACTTTTTTCAATAGTGTCATATATTTTTCTGTTGTTTCCTTTTGTAATGGATGTTTACGTTTTTTACCATCATAATAATTCTTAAAATGACGTTTATTTTTTCCTAAGGGTATTTCCCTCGTTTCTATATTAAATTTATTTATCAACTCTAGCATATTTTTTTGATATTCATAAACAACCGCTCCACCCGCTTCATATTTAATTCTTTTTTTTCTAATCTTTTTTGTTTTATTTTGTCCTAATGTTCTCTTTTTTTGAGATACATTATAAAATCGTGTATCCACCAGTCCACCTATTCGATTCGTTTTCTCTAATATACACATTTTTTTATCTGGATATTTCTCTTTCAAAAGACGCGCACTGTTTAATCCTGCAATGCCCGCTCCAATAATAATAATATCATACATATACTATTATTATAGATTTTATTACATATATTTTGTGAAATCAACGGCATAAGGATTTGATTGTAATGCGCTATTTAAATCACCTGTATTACGGTCTTTGTTTATTCCTGAATATAAACGATTATTGTTTTGCGCAGACACTCCCATATGCTGAGATGTTGCCATTTGTGCAGGCATTGTTCCGTTTAATGCACGATTATTTTTCAACTTTGTGTCGCGATTGTTCTGAGCAACATTTACATGATGATTGGTTAATTTCATATTTCCAGGCACCATACGCCCCTGAATAGTCGAACTCTTAATATCATTGTTGCGTTGATTGTATTCCGCTTCATATGATTTCATTTCACGAGTTCCCGCACCAGCAGATGAATTACCCGCATAATAAAAATCTCCCGTCTTTGTACGTGAAGTATTACTTGCTTTATGCTCTGTCACTTCATATGCACCACCACGTTGATTGCGATTAATATTTAAATGGAATTTTGATTTTTCCATTGTTTCACGATGTGTAGTAGGTGCCTTTTGTGTAGGATCATAAATATATGTTTCCGAAACACGAGAACCCGCATTTTGATAAGGACGTAATGTGCCCACCGCATTTTCCTTTCGGGAAGGACGTAACACATCCATCACAGGAGCAATTGCCGCACTTACAGAATGACCGATTCCACCAAAATAATTGGTTTCATTATTGGTTGAACGATTGTTAGGATACGCCTTTTTACTTTTAATACCATAATCACCCTCACTGGCATTATTCTTTTGTTTTGCGTGAGCTGTTCCCATTGGAACGGGACCTAAAGCAATATGACGAGATTTTTGTACCTTACCGGGAATATATTCACCACTTACTTGGTGACTCGCAACACCTTCATATTCGCGACCAACTTCTTTACGATTTGTAAAACGATCGGTTTGTATTGAACGCATTGTTTCTCCTTTAACTGCACCACCCGTTGTAAACCAGCGGTCTTGTCCATTCTCATAATGACGGTCTGGACGATTCTTTTCGAACTTACCCATTTGACCTGGCTTTTTAATATTTGAAACACCAGGACCTTCTAAACCAATTAATGAAACACCATTGGCTTTGGGATTGTTCGCAACACGTAAAGAATCAACATCCTTAGGCATCCACGACTCGCGATTCATCATACCCGAGTTATAACCGTCACCGCCAGTTGTTCCGTACTCCATACCCAAACCAGGGGCTACGCTTTCTTGTTTAAATGGATTCACATTCGACATTTTCATACTTTGATTTACGCGAGATTGATAAAAATCACTCTCATTAGGGGCACCATAAGCCCACTGATAATTATCTTCCGGTGCAAACAATGGTGCTTGCTCCTGTTTATTGACACTTTGAGAACCCGAACCAGTGTAATTGTCTAAAATCGATTCGGATGTTTTATCTTCTAAATTAACTTCGTGAGATTTACTTCCAAAAAAAGGAACCATATTATTGTGTTCAAAATAATTAGAACTCACCGTATCACCAGTCAATGACTTGAACTGCTCTCCACTAACTTCTGAGATCTTCGAAACATTCTTAGGACGATTAATATCCTCTTGAATATTTCCAGTTTTCATTGATTGAGCAAAATATTTATCCGTATAACTTCCCTGACTATTGTCATACTTGTTTACACGAGATAAATGCTCCGTTTGTTGTAATTCCTGGTCTAACGCAAGACCTTCGCTGGGATAATTTTGATTTCTCAAATTCGTATTTGGTAACTTGGAACTATAAAATCCTTCTTTCTTCTCTTTGTTTTTATTTTGTTTATTTACAAAATATAGAGAACCTAATGCAAATAGTGGGATAGCTGCTTCCATATATAATTATAATAGGTATATAAAATAATTATATAATTTATTTGTGTTTATCTTTTACTAAAATACGCGAACTACTATTGTTTTCGAAAGTTTTTTCTGTGTGTGCTTGAGGATTTTCGAATGGCAATTCCCAGCGATTTTGTTCTACGTCTAAATAAGTCCATCCTGGATGACTTGCGCGGCTCTGATCAACAAATGATTTTTCAACACTATGACTATGGGGTAAGGTAAATGTGGAATGGTCCTTATAGTTGTTTTGATTTACATTGTCGCGATTATATTTACGACTCATCCCTTTTAAATCGCTTTCTAAATCAACACCGTTTGTACGATTATTTGCACCCCATTTTGTTAATCTCATATGGGGATCTTCCATAAATGGTAGATTTTCTCCTGGACCTGGAGCATTTAATTGATACCTTCCTGTAAATGTACTTTCTTGTAATTGCTTTTTTATACGAGCATCATCATCATGAAAACGTGTAAATGACATCTAATTAATATATATATTTATAATATTTTAAACCATTATAGATAAAAAATATAATTATTTCTAAACGACTACAAAATCAATGATTTATTTGCTTATTACTTTTTGTGCTAACTTATTTTTTCAGTGGTGTAAATAACTTCATTTAATTCACTTGTTTTACATATACCAAATGATTTTCGATGCATAGTTGTAATACCATATTGTCTTATTCCATCCATATGCACTTTTGCACCATAACCCACGTTTTTATGTATGTTATAATAGGTTTTCAATAAAGGATATTTTTCACATAAATCGTAAATGTCTTTATCACGACCCGTCTTGGCTAATATACTGGCCGCAGCAATTCCAACATATTTACCATCTCCTTGCTTTACAGTAATGTGGTCGATTTGTGTACCATCGCTTGTAAAATATGGATTGAAATAATTTCCATCTATTACCAATAGGATTTTACTGTAATCCAAATTATTATTTGTTATGTGTTGTAAATATTCAATTGAACTGTCAATACATTTATGCATTCCCAACATTACAGCTTGTAATATATTTACTTCATCTATAATAGTATTCGATAGTGATGCAATATGATAATGTAAAGCGTTTTGTTTTATATTTTCACTTTCATTATACAATTTTGTTTTGCTTGTAAACTTTTTACTATCCTTTATATTTGAAATGTCAAAATTACAATGTTTAGGTAAAATTGTACTTGCTACAACTACATCTCCAAACATACATCCTCTACCCACCTCATCTATACTTATTTCATAAGTATATTTATTTTCATCATAACTATATTGCAACATTATATTTATTGTTTAGATATAATGTTGTATAAATCAATTTTTAACGTACATCTTTTTTTATAGCAATATAATATATTAAAATGAAATTTAGTTTAACACCGGTTTTATTGTTATTGGTAATTGTAGTTGTTTTAGTTATATCTCTCTTTATCAACCAAAAAATACCAGAGGGATTTTCAACATACAATTATACAGATAACGAAACAAATAAAGGTCAAAATTATACAATATTAACTTATGATGGTGATAAAGCCGTTACAAAATTGTACGATAACTTGTATTTTGATAAGTCAAATCGTAACTTTATTGAAGTTGTTTCAAATGAATATGATGCAAGTGATTTTGAAGACAAATCAGACACAGAAAAGCAAGAAATGTTAAAAGCATACACTTTCATTAATATTATTTATAATGGTTCCACAACAAAAACATTACCGGCCGATACTGATACAGATACAGGTGCATATGTACCGAATACTGCAGAAGGCCGCGATAGTTTGAAAACGTTCATTGATGGTTCAAACAAGTTTTACAGTTTTGTTACTACATTGGACCATTCAAAATACGTTGTATGTGTTCACGAACAAAATGAAGAAACATTAATACACATTGTAGACCCTGCTCCCGCTTCTCCAAAACACATTATTACTTACTTATTTAATAAAAATGGTCTTTTTGAACATAAATCTTTAAACGCACTTATTACCCCTTCCCCAACATATACCAGTGCAAGTGGAGGTGAAGGAATGGAACCATTGAGCGGAACTATTTTACCTCTTTATAGTTCAAACAAATTACTTTCTGAAATCGTTTATGGAGAACTTTATCTTGATATGTCCAATTACAATTTGATTAAGGTATCGACAGAAACCAAACTTGAAGTATCTACTATTGATGGAAAAGAATTTACTATTAGCGATGACGCTAGTCACGATGAAAGTTTGATTACAAAAACAACCACCTTGTCCGTAAATTTGTTTGTAAAACATTTAGGAGCTAAACCCGGAATTGTTGCATTTACTCCATCTGGTGCTTATTGTATGATGCTCGATCCAACCTTTAATTTGGGAAGCTCATTGTATTTTAAGAAAACAACAAGTACTGAAACGACTGGTTCTACTACCACATCGGAAACCAGCAGTTCCGCAACTGATACTTCCGGAAATTTCTTAACAGATTATGCCCGATTTGTTGATATTTACAATCAACTTAATGCTAATGGTATTACACTTCCTTCTTCCGCATCATCAAACACATCTAGTGATTACATTTTGAAAACAGAAATAGTCCCACCCGTTTGCCCAACATGTCCTAGTTGTGCTGGAGATTGCAATAGTGTGTGTACTACTTGTGGTGGTAACGGCGGTTCTGGTACAACAAATGCCAATGGCGTTTCATTAACTGGTGATTCTACTTCTTCTAGAACAACCGATGAAAATGGTAATGTCATTATTAGAACTATTGATAGTGCCGGAAATGCTATTATTAAAATTATAGATAGTACTGGTAATATTGTTGTAAAAACAATTGATACAACAGGCGAAGTGATTGAAAAAACAGTAGATAGTACAGGTACTGCTTTGAATAAAATAGGAACTAGTGTTGAAACAGCATCAAAAGATATTTATAATACAACCGGAAATGTTGTATCAACTGTAGGAAATACAGCACAAAGAGTAGGTACTGATTTATATGACGGTGCAGGTAATTTAATTTCCACCGCTGGTTCTACCGCACAAACCGTCGGAGGAGATGTATATGATGCCGCGGGTAATATTGTCTCGGGTGCTGGAACTGCTGTTTCTACCGTTGGACAAGGTATTTCCACCGTAGCACAAGATTTATACGGTGGTATTAAAAATTTGGGTTCAGGTGCTACTCAACCCGGTCAACATAATCAAATGAATACTTCATTTGGTCGTTCTTCTTATGGAGGACCAGGTGGTTCCAGTTATGGTGCACCCGCACAAGGTGATGTTAATGTTCCACAATTTGGACCCGATTCCCGCGTTTCTTATGAAAACAGTGTGTCTAATTATGATTACTATGGTGCTCTTCCCGCAAAACCAAGTAATTTTGTTGCTCGTACATCCGATTTCAGTGCGTTTGGTAAATAAATATTCGTTTAAAACTGCATAAAAATAAATTCATTTAATATAGTAAATGGTATTAAATGAACGCCAACAAATAACCAGTCAAATTAAAGATATTATTTTAAATTTTGATAGCATTTGTGAAGATGTAAATCATAAAAAAGGGATTTACATTTATGGTGCTCCTGGTTGTGGTAAAACATCCTTTGTCGAAAAAATTATTAAAGATTTGAATCACGATATGATAAAATATGATGCCGGAGATATAAGAAATAAAAATTTAATTGAATCATTAACATCCGATCATGTGGCCAGCCAAAATGTTTTGGATATGATGCGTGGTGTTAAACGTAAAATCGTTATTGTAATGGATGAAATCGACGGCATGAATAGTGGGGATAAAGGTGGTATTAGTTCATTAATCAAATTAATACGTCAAAAGAAAACAAAAAAACAAAAAGGCGAACAAAAAACAAACATACCTATTATTTGTATTGGTAACTATTTTATGGATAAAAAAATCAAAGAATTAATGAAAGTATGTAATATTTTTGAATTAAAACAACCCTCTACTAATCAAATAAATAGTTATTTGAAAAAAGAAATACCCGAATATAAAACGTTTACAGATAATATGAAAAAAACCGCATTGAATTATATTCAACAAGATTTACGAAAAATGAAAATGTTTAAACAAATTTATACAAACAATAGTGCATTAATGAATGAGACGAGTTTCAATAAAATATTTCAAAAAAAACACTATAATGATGATGCAAAGAAAATTACTCACGATTTATTTAATAACAATATTTCTATTGACAAACATATACAATTTATGAATGAGACCGAACGCACTATTGTTGCATTGCTATGGCACGAAAATGTAATCGATAATATATCGAAAAACAAAGATATAAATAAATGTGTTGAATTTTATAATAAAATATTAAACAATATTTGCTACGCGGATTATATTGACCGCATTACGTTTCAATACCAAATTTGGCAATTTAATGAAATGAGTTCATTGATGAAAACCTTTTATAATAATAAATTATATCACGATAATTTCAAACATAAACAAATTCCATATACTGATAATATACGATTTACAAAAGTATTGACCAAATACTCTACTGAATACAATAATAGTGTTTTTATTACAAACCTTTGTTTAAAATTGTCGATGGACAAAAAAGATTTGTTTACCTTTTTTCAGGAAATGCGTAAGAAATATGGCGATGTAAGTAAACACGAAAATCTCAGTCGTCTGGAAAAAAGATTAGAAGAATATGATATATGTCGTTTGGATATAAAACGGATATATCGATATTTGGATAAAAATATAAAAAAAGATGACCCGACTGAGTTAATGGACTAACTATTATCATAATAATATAATTATTATATTATTATTTTACATATCCAAATCATTAAGCGTCAGGATCAATATTTGCCTTTACGCTCGGTGTTGACAATGGTTCTTCTATTTTATTAGACACTTCTAATTTAAGTATTTCTAATTCCAATTCTTTGTTTTTTATACACAATGAATTGTACTCACCTTCCATTTTGTAATATTTATCAGCAGATACAAGGTCCTCGTTTTCCTTGTATTTCTTATTTTCTTCTTTTAATGTTTCATTTTCATTTTTCAATATTCCACACTTATTTTCAAATTGTGTTTTCAAATGATCCAACGTTTGCAATTGCGTTTGAAACACACTCAATTGTTGTTTTAATTTACCATTTTCTTGTTGATGTGTGGATATTATATTAATAATATCCTGCTGGTTAAGTTCCTTGTTTTCGCCATTTTGTGTCACAATCAATGCTGGCTTTTTATTGAATTGCTCTATTAAACTCGCGTTTTGTGCCTGTAATGATTGAATAATGTTTACTATTTCTCCACGCGTCAAATCTTTACGTCCTTGGCCAGACATATCCATTACAATACCCGTGGGTTGATTATTTAATTGTTCTACGTGTTGCTTTTCCATTTCTGCTCTTTTTTTCTTTATTTCTTCTGTTTGTTTTAATACTTCCGGCTTATTTTTGGGCAATCCCGCATCATAATTATTCAATAAATCATCTATGTCTTCCATAAAAAACTTCTTTATATCCGCCTCTGATGATTTTCGAATAAATGTATCCACCGTTTTGGGCGAATCCTTCATAAAATCAGGATGTGGGTTTTTTAACATTTCACGTTTATCAAATGTATTATGTTCGTGCGAAAATACTAAAATGGTTTTAAGCGGATCTAATTGCACAAATGGTATTGTATAATCTTTCAAAAATGCTCGTTCCTCTGCCAGTGCAGCATCGTCTTCATAACGAGTTTGTTCTAACAATTCCTTCTTGAATGCAAATGTACCTGCGGTTGAATGGTTTGGACCATATGGACCACACTGAACCATTCTATTTAATGCCTTGAAATATATATAAATCTCACTCGAACCCGCACATAAGGCCTGCGGAGCACCTTGTAAGGTTTCCACAGCGTGCTCTACACGTTCGGGAGGATAATAGTCATCATCATCCATATACACTATAAATGACCCCTTCGTCTTGGTATGCATAAAATTACGCTTTGCTCCTAAATTCATTTTTTCAACCGCAAAATATTTGAGATTTGTAATTTTTTCCCTTGAAAGTATATCCTGAATATTATCTGTGCCGTCATCTACAATAATCCATTCCATACGATTTTTTGGATATGTTTGATTTTTATAACAACGGATCATGTTTTCAATAAATGGCCTACGATTAAATGTTGGCGTACATACACTTACAAATGGATAGTACTTTTTTTTACCGGGCATATATAAATATATAAAAATATATATTTATATTTATTTTGAACGATTTGCTTATTATGTGTTATATATATGAAATAGTCAAATATATAATGACAAAATCTACGCTGACGCTATCGAAGAAACTATATTTGATGCTGTTGAAGCAACATCTGCTACCGCTCTAGATATTGATGAATTATTTTATTTTAATTTATTTAATGCCGTTGAAATCATTTTTTTTCCTGACTCTGATACTACACTGTTAGGAGGTAATAAATCCAATTTATTATTTACTAATTTTAAACCTTCTGTTAAATCCTCTTTTTTTCCAGATGTTAGTTTATTGTATAATCCAGAATCAACGGTTTTTAAGAATACTCTCATTGGAGTTGTTATTTTTTTACTTATTTCTTTACTTAATTCTTTACTTAATTCTTCGGGATTGGATTTTTTTTCAAGCATTGTATTCATTTTAGAAATAAGTGGTTCAACCATTTTATCAATTTGGTTGTTTGATATATTTTCGACGGTAGAACCTATATTTTTTCCGATATTTCCAAAAGTAGAACCTATATTTTTTCCGATATTATCAAAAGTAGAACCTATATTTTTTCCGATATTTCCAAACGTAGAACCTATATTTTGTCCCATAGTTCCAAAAAATCCTGTATCTGCTTGAATTTCTAATTCTTTGCACGAAGGATCTTCAGAAACAACGTCTTGATTATATCGTGTTTGAACACTACTTCCCACTTCAAATAATTCTTTATAAGATTCAAAATTTTCACATCTTAATGATTTGTGACCATTAAATCTAGATTGTATTTTTGTTGCATAAATAGCTTTTCTTAATATATCATTTAAAACTACATTACTTTCTACTGTGTAGTTATCACTACTATGTCTATCTTCTTTAATAAAGTTTTTTAATGAACTTAATTCATACAGATTATTCCCACCAAATGGCCATATTATATTGTCTGTATTTTTTCCAATATTAATATTACCAATTGTATTAACATCTACAGTGCCTTGGTTATAAATGTCATCTTGTGTAATTTTTCCATCTTTATAAATTGCAGAACTCCAGGTATCGTTTTTATTACGTACTAAACATCTTATTGCTTGTTCTTGATTCACAGATAATAATATATCTTTTATTAAGTTATTCCATTTCTCGGCGCGCCAACTAAACCAAAATTTTAGATAATTATTCATTTTTGATGGTATAAAATTCAAATAACTATTTATTTCATCGCTTAATTCTTTATAACACTTTTTATTTAATGCTTTTTTATATTCATTTAAATAGTTGTCTGCATCACCTCCTACACTATTATTCGATATGTTTTGGTAAATAGAAGAATCTTCTTTTACTCCTAAAAGTAATAAAAATGTCTCTATCTTAAAGTATTCAGATGAACTATATTTTTTTAACGCTAATACTACAGTAATAAAAATAATACCTGACAATAAATTAATAATTATTTTAGCAAGTAAATCGTTTTTTATAGACCCATTTTGACATTCCTGAATCGTATAATAACAAAAAAAGAATACAATAAAATATTTAAAATATCTAAATAAGGCATTAGATATGGATGAAAAAAATTTATTTACACCAGTTGAATTCTGTTCTTTGTCTTCGTGTTTTCTTACATCATCCGTTTTTATCATATTATAGTATTTCAATTTATCTCTTATTTTAACTTCATTCATAATTTACTATATAAACATATTAAATTATTTGATTTTTTTTAATTATTATCCATTAATTTGTCAATAACATTTTGATATTTCAATTCAAATGTTTCGTCACGTTTTAATTCACAATATGTATCTATACGTTCTTGCAGTTTTGTTTTTCCAAAAATAGGTAATATATACTTTGCAATAACACGAAAGATGTTATCGCTTTCTAATGGAAGCGTTTTAAATAATACACTAAATGGTATGGAAACCAAATACATTATTAAAGTAAATGGTGTTACTACAAACAAAGTAAATAAAACAATCATTAATATGATTATATTTACAATAAGCATAAATCCCAACCAAAAGAGAGAACCAGGTAAAGCTTTCCCCCACTCTGGTGTTTCTGGTACCCAAAATGGTGTCTTGGGTACGACTTCATCCAAATGTGCCGCAGTGCATTGTTCTTGCATTGGACTTTCGGTGGTTTTTTGCTGCGGTACTGGTTGTATGTTTGGTTCTTGTTTTGTTATGTCTGGTTCTTGTTTTGTAAAATTTTTCATTATTTTTCCAATATCAAATCCTCCAGTTTGTACTCCATGACCGCCATTAAGTATATCATTTTTGTTAATTTTACCTTTTACTTTTTCAAAAATACCCATAATATATTCAATTAATATTGATATAATTACCCCCAATATGTATAATCCTAGCATATTTGCAGGAAATTCTCCTTTTAATCCACCAATAAATGTATCTTTAATGGATTCTCCAGACCAATAAATAAGATCAAATATTAAAAAGAACAAAATAATAAATAGAGTGGCATTTGAATAACAATATTCAGCAATAGTACGTGAAATAGGAAACTTTGATGGACCTTTACTTGCTTCTCCAAATGGTAATACACCAATATTTCCCAAAAATACATTAGGTATATATACCAATAAAAGCCAATGTATATATTCACACGCCTTAACCGGTCCCAATAATATAAAATAAATAATTGTTATAAAGAACGTTTTTATATATTCAAAACCTTTTGATAAAGTTTGACTTGCTCCATCCTTCATAGCATTCATATCCATTCCTCCATCATTTCCACCAGACATTTTTTCTGAGCTTGGAACATCACAGAACATATTTACTAATCCGTCTAAATTAATAAATGGGTCAAAATTAACACGATCTCCATAATCATTATCATTCGACATTATGATATTATCATCACTATCTTTTAATGGATTACCTTTTTCGTCTAATTTGGGTTTTTTTTTCGGAATAAATTTACCTTCTACATTTTTTTCAAAAATATTTAATACTCCTTGTCCGTTTAACTTGCTACTATTATATTCACTATAAAACGTTACAAAATAAATTAAATAAGTAAATACAAAAGAAAACATCAAACAAAACATTGTTTTCAATTTATTTTTTACGTAATTTACATCATTTACAAATTCCTCTGTGCCAATTTTACCCGTTAATAAATATTTGATGTCCTTTAAAAAGATGCCGAAATCATAGTAACCCATTTTATTTTTTGCACGTATGTAAAAATATTCGTCATCTTCGCGTTCTTGTTCGTATTTTAATGCTTCTTCAAAATGAGCATCATCTTCATCCTCTGTTACACTATTGTTTTCCTTCTCTTTTTTCTTTTTGTTAAATTTTACTTTTTGCGGAGGATGTGTACTAAACGTCCTAACAATACCAAACGCAATAAATCCAATCATAAAATTAAAAATCTCAAATATAAATTCAATAAAATCAACTAAACCATCACGTAAATCAAAAATAGTAATTTTGCTCATTCCTTTACTTGATTCACTATATGCTTCATCAAAGTGTTTATCATCACCCCCTTCGTAATCTTCGTCTTCGTCTGCTTCATAAGGTGGTATGCGAGCAACCATTGGACGTGGACCAAATCCCTCTACTGATTTTTTCTTTTTCCTTTTCTTTTCCCCTCCTTTTAATTTCTTTTTTTCTTTATGTTCATGAATATTTTCAAAATTTTCGCTATTTGTAAAGTTTTCAAACGATTTATCCTTTTTAAGTTTTATCCTTTTTAATTTATCAACCAATGCATCATTTTGAAAACCTTCTTTATCATATTTTTTTAAATGTTTCCAAACTATATTATTATCATTCATTTATATATAAATCATATAAAAATAAATGCAAACTAACGGGCATACATTAAACCACAATTACCACCCATAAACGATAATACATTGTATCGTTCCTCAAACAATGTTAGATTATAATTATAATCATACAGTTGATAACTCGATTTACGTGTTCCAATAGGATTACCATCTAAATCACATATTACATCATAACGAGAATTTACTAAATCAATATCAGGTACGTGTGTGGTTAATTCTATCTCAATTGTTTTAATATTACTCATATTAAAAGCTCCAGAAGGTTGATAATCATAAGGATTTGTATTTAAACAAAAATTATAACAATATAATCCCTCTTCTGCCGAACCACCCGTGCGAACATATTTTTCAACATAATCAAATACACCTCTGTTTTGCATATTTTCTCGGTAATCCCCATTCATTAATATGCCAAATGTTTCCAATATTTCCTTTCTATTTACAGATTTAAAAGTACCCGTTACATAATAACCTGTATTACGCCCATCCGCTGGATCAATTGCTGGACCATAATTTTGAGGAATACTATTTACTGGTATTAAAGTTTCAATATCACGAGGCGCTAATTCAATGTCCCCCGGTTGTGTAAAATAAGGCCAATTGGTATAATTAGACCATTCATTTCTTAAATGTACGTCATTGCGACGCATAAACCACATCCAATTTGATACCATACCATTTGTTTGTACTTTTAATTTTCGCGTTCCCGTAACATTTTCATAACTATGTTCGTGCACTTCTTTGATTAAATATACCTGATCTTCTAATGCGAATTTCTGTTGCTCCTGTTTTGATAGAAAACAATATGTAGACATTAAATGTATATCGGCATTCCAAGTGTTTATTTTATTACCATAATTCGCCGAATCTAAAAATACATTCGGGGGTGTTTGCAAAAAGCGATATATTTGAAAACGATTCTCATTTAAATCGGGTTTTACGTATGGATAATTAAAGGTTGCGTCGAATACATCACGCACTTGAAACAATTCTTGTATTGGGCGCATTGTGACACTTATTTCTATTTGATTATATTGCAAACTTATTAGCGGTAATGGACATTTGCTATCTAAAGAAAACCATGTATTTAATGGTATATATAGCGTTTTACCACGTATTGATGGTTCAGAACCCACTGCAGTGTTTCCGGTATAAAATGCCGATGGATATGTATTGGCACGTCCATTTACATTTGCCGGATCATATAATTCAGGTACATTTCCACTCATTACATTAAATAAATCCTTTTTTTCAGCACTAAAATCTCTTTCTACCAAAGCATCCAAATATTCTCCACTATATTTTTGTAATGTTTGAGAACCACAAGATATGACTACCTCCTTTATCATATGAACACCTATTTTTCTAATCCATTTAAATTCGTAGGGTGACCATTTCTGATTCGTATCCACGCTGGGATGATATATTGGGCTCCATATATTGGGTAATGTAACCGATAAATAAGTATCCATTAATAAATCAGCATATCGTGGTATTTTAAATGTAAATTTCGATTCCTCAAATGGACGCAATTCACGTAAACCATCATAATCAATGCGAAACTTCTGTAATCCAAAATTACTATATTTTGAATATGCAACTTTGAAAAATGTTTTACTTGGATTTCCATTTAATATTATATTATTTGCTCCTTCTGCCTTGAAATTTAGTAATCCTCCAGCCATATATTATATAGTTTTATTTTATAATATATTTATATATTAAATATGGAATATTATAAAATCATCATATTAACAATTACTACATTTATTCTACTTTACGTGTTAAATGATTTATATTTAAAATATGTCTCTACAAGAGAATCTTTTATTATGAAAACTCCATCCGGAGAATATAAAGACATAAAATACAATACGAATCATGGTATTACCAATTTTAATGGGGATATTATGATGCCAATAAATCAATATATTGTCAAATCCAGCTATAACAGTGCTATTAGTGGTAAATTTGTTAGTATTGATATGTTACGCTTTGTTTTATCCCGTGGATGCCGTTTTCTCGATTTTGAAGTGGTTTTTATAGAAGATAAACCCTATGTTGCATTAACAACCGATCCACAATATACATTATTGGATACAGATAATAAAATATTATTGACCGATATATTAACCGCGGTAAATAGTTTTGCTTTTACAAATCCATCACCCTGTCCCAGTGATCCTATTTTTATTCAACTTCGCGTTAAAAGCGATAATAAACGTGTTTACACCGAAATCGCAAAGTCAATTGATGTGGCATTAAACTACCGTTTATATAAACAGGAATTAAATCCAAATACAACATTCAATGATGTGATGGGCAAGGCAGTTATTATTTTTGACAACGACATTCACCCACAATACAAAGAACTAAGTGCTTGTGAAAATCCAAACAGTGAAACATGTTATGATTTAACAAAATATGTAAATTTAACATCGAATTCAAAAATATCCACAAAAAGAAAATATTTAGAATTTTTAGAATCTAAAAAAGGCAAAATACTTACTGTTATGGAAGATAATAGTGTAGATGTTGATAAAATAACTATTGCTGTGCCTGAATATTTTAGCTCTGAAATCGAAGATAATGTTTTTACATCCAGTGATGTTGCACACCCAAATATTTATACATATACAGATAACTATAATGTACAAATGTTATGCTATCGATATTATATGCGCGACGAACAATTAGATATATGTGAACAGTTTTTTGCACAACACAAATCAGCATTTATTCCTTATTACATAGCATTAGCGTTTATTAAACGTATTCAACAATAATTATATAACTATTGTATATAATTATGAACAAAGAAATAAGAAAATATAACAACGAACTTTGTAATAACAAAATGTCATATCAAGAATGTGAATTAGCTATTTTGCGTCAAGCAGTTGACGAAAGTGAAACCATACAAAAGAAAAAAATGGTAAATAGCGAAAATATTAATTCTATTATTAAAGTTGTCGAAGATTTTTTAAAACGTAAAAAATTAGTTTGTTATGGCGGTACCGCAATCAATAACATATTACCCCCCGATGCCCAATTTTATGATAGAGATATTGAAATACCCGATTATGATTTTTATAGTCCAAATGCTTTAGAAGATGCAATTGAATTAGCAAATATTTATTATAAATTGGGCTATAATGATGTTGAAGCAAAATCAGGTGTTCATAAAGGCACGTTTAAAGTATATGTCAATTTTATTCCCATTGCAGATATTACTCAAATACACAAGGGTTTGTTTGAGGCCATTTCAAAAGATGCCATTACTATTATGGGTATATCTTATTGTCCTGCTGATTTTCTTAGAATGAATATGTATTTAGAATTGTCCAGACCCATGGGAGACGTTTCTCGTTGGGAAAAGGTTCTCAAACGTTTGATTTTATTAACAAAATATTATCCTATGAAACCTAATATATCTTGTAGTACCATTGAATTTCAAAGGAAAATGAAATCTTTTAAAGAAAATGGAGAACTTTTACACGATATTATTCGCGATAATCTTGTTGGGCAACAAGTCGTGTTTTTCGGTGGCTATGCTACATCATTGTTTTCTCGTTATATGGATAATTCAACTACAGTAGTAAAGCGAATTCCTGATTTTGATGTATTAGCAAATGAACCAGAAAAGACGATCAACTTTTTAAAAGAACACCTTATTCAGAAGGGTTTCAAAAATGCAAAAATAATTAAACACGAAGCTGTCGATGAAATGATATCCGAACATTTTGAACTCCAAGTAAACGGAGAAAAAGTATTATTTGTTTATAAACCCGTTGCGTGCCATAGTTACAATAAAATATTAATAAATAATCAAAAAATAAAGATTGCCACTATTGATACAATAATGACCTTTTATTTGGCATTTATGTATGCCAAATTACAACACTATAATAAGGAACGTTTATTGTGCATGGTTAAATATTTATTTGATGTAGAAGCTAAAAATCGTTTATCGAGTAAAGGATTATTAAAACGTTTTTCCATTCATTGCTATGGTAAACAGAAAAGTATTGAAGAAATACGCGAAGACAAAGCCGAAGCATTTAAACGCTTAGTCAATAAAAAAGACACCCAAGAATATAAAGAATGGTTTTTAAAATACAATCCTGCTAGTGGAAAAATCACCAAAGCAAAACATTCCAGAAAAGGAAAGAGGAGAACAAAAAAATCAAAAAAACCATTAAATAAAACACGTAAAAATACCGACTTTTTGTATTAAGTTTCACATTGGATATTACAACTTTGGGTAGTTCGAAGACAATATTCGATTTGATATCCCAATGTGTATCGAGCCACCAAACTACACACTTTATGTTTTTCTATATTGTCATCGAATACTATATTATTATTCATATAATCGAATATATGATTAAAAACCCCTGAAAAAGCATTTAAAATATCATCGGTTTGTTTAATGCTTTCATACTTTTCCATAATACCTTCGTCTATGATTTCTTTCATTTTCGACATATTATCTACAAGTTCTTGATAATGTGTTTCCTTGTCCAATGAATAATGAATACATTGTTCCTCAATATACAATAACCCATCTACATAATCTCCTTCTTCTTCCACAGTATCTATATGTTCATTTTTAGATGAAAAACACGCCTTACAATATTTGTCATCTTCTGGAAGATCATCATCTACATAGCAACTACACGACTTCCATATATATGTAGGTTTGTGTTCATCGTACGATACGAGTTCACTAATATCACTACTACTTTGTATACCAAACCAAAATTTACCTTCAATATCACCTGTGTAAAATCTACCCATATTTGTTAATAATAATATTACATTATTATTAAGTATTTTACATAAATATATCATTCAAATACACCTATACACTATTGCTGTAAAGCACAATGTAAATATCATTTGTACTATTTGTGTTATTGAAATCACCCAAAAGTCAACGGAACTGGGAGATAATATATTACTTTCTGGATATCCGTTATCTATAAAAGCAATCAACATTAAATCCTTTGTAATTGCTTTTACATAAGATTCTTCGCCCATAAATTCTACTATAAGATTATCTATGTTTATTAAAAATTCTCCCGTTAAACAATTCAAAATTAAATCTGTTATTGAACTCATTTCTATGAACAACGTATATGTAAATGTTGGAATAATAAACATACATATTGAATTTACTATCATTGTAAGACGCAAATAATTATTATTTGGTATTATTGTACTACTTGAATATTGACTTACACTTGTAGTTAATGAATCCCAAAATGAATTCATTCTAGCATATAATATTAAGTAATATGCAACTGCAAACCATTTATTTATTTGATCCGAATTATTTGGACATACATTATTTTCTTGTATTAAGTAATAATTATATATATAATAAGATGGACCAATCACTTGAGCAAAAAAACAACACAAAGCATAAATATAATACCAATTACTGGAATCAAAAAAATCAAACGCTTGTACAATAATTTCAAAAAAATTAAATGTACCTAATGACATACATTTGTTACTAATATGAATGTTATAATGCTGTAATTCACTCCACATTTCTCGTTTAAATCCACTTGGAAATGTATGAAATCCTAATAACGTATATATATCAGGTGTTTGCAATTCCCAATCATCATTGTTTAATATATATTTATTGTATTCTTCCAAACTTTTATTTAATAAACTAAATATAGAGTCATTATGTAACTCTTGATAGAGCGTTTCTTCTTCAAATACAGAAATCAAATATTGTTCATTTTCAATATATTTTTTTATTAATAAATCATTTCCTCTTTTCATGTATTCTTCCACATTTTCTATATATTTTTCTAATGCCAATGATAAAACTGACAATGACTCATTATTTGAATTAAGCACTTGTGTTTGATAAAAATTAGAAAATAAATCAGAAAACCATTTTGATATGTTTGTTTTTAATTTATATCTCTTTTTATATTTCTTTTTTTTTAATAGATCAATTCTATTGTTGTTATGTATTTTTGTATATTCCATTTCTTGCATTTTACATAAATGATTATTGTCATATATTTTATTAAATTCTTCGTTTAATTCATCATCATCTTTTTTTATAACATCATTACACAATGATGTCGCTCCTAATAATACACACTTACTTATTATTTCATCACATATATCATTTATTTTTCTCTCTTGTCTTTCAAATAAATAATAAATATCTCCATTAAGAAAATATTCATCACGTAGTTCGTGTATATTTATTGGTGTGTAACCTTTTACCATATCATATGTACGATGTGTTATTTTTTTTATCCATTCATATGCTTTCACATCTTTACAAAGCTTATTATTATGACCATATTTCCACGTGTGTAATACTGATTCTTTATTAGGCGTATCGTAATCAACATCATAATTCACAGAGATTACATTATACCATATGTTAATGTATTCATCAAACTGTTTTGACATATTTAAATAATTTGCATCATTATTCTCTTTCATTATGCTATCACAACCTTCATATACTTCAAATTCAACCAATTCGCCATTTTCATTTTGTACTGTATGAATATAATCATTGTGTCCCCATTCTTGAATTTTAAAATCTTTTTTGTACATAGTTATACGTGTTTTTTCTGTTATTTTATATTCATTATTTAAATCAATCAAATCCGAATTATTATTTTCTATTTCAATGCACGATTTTTCCAAAAATGGTTTAACTCTTTTCAATAATATAGACGTATTATTTTTATATAATCCTATTTCACTTATTATATAATCATTGAACTTTAAATACGGATTTAATCCTAAATTCATAAATAAATCTATATTTTCATTTTCATCATCTTCTATGGTAATCAAATGGAATTTACTTAATGTAAGTTCTCGAAACGATAAATTTATTTGTCTAATTTGTTTTATTTTTTTTAAAAATATAAACAAACCATTTGTATGAATTATTTTTGCTCCATCATATTTTTTTGGTATACTTATTGTAACTTCGTCATTATATTGTGTTGAATTTACATTTTCCATTAGAGATAAAGGTCTAACACTTTCTTTTGTTTCAACTACAATGGTATTTTCCAAATTCATTTATAAATTTTATTCATATTTTATAGTTCTGACAAATACGCCGCCAATTTTTGACTGCAATAAAATACCGCACCAAACAAAAAACTCTTAAACATAATTCCATTTACATTCATATTTCCATCGCTGTTTAATATCGGCAAAAATGTAAAGTGATTCCATATTAATTTTCTGAAAGCCGCCGTTTGAAATATAAAAAATAAAATAGCAACATACACTGCTAACTGTGTTTCTTCTAAAATAATATCTATCATCTTTTTTTGGTGTTTTTCTTTTTCATAGGCGCGAACTTTTCGCTCTTCTTGATCATAACTATCCAAATAATCGGGCACATTTTTATTGGGAATATAATTTTGTTGGATGGTTTCATCGTGTGTGTATACCGAATTATCCATTGGAATATCGCGCGACGGCAATTCTTGCTTATCTTGTACACTTATCATATTTCTATAATTTTCGGGCATTTCATCTTGAAAACGTACATTTTTTTGAGCAGGACGTTCTTGATGTACCGGGTTCTCCATTATTGGATTTTTATCAGATATTCCATATGGATTGGGATGTATATTTATAGGAGTATACATGGATTGTTCTTGATTTGATTGTTCTAATACATTTTGTAAACTACCATTATCATTTTGTATTGGAAGATCTGCTATACGCGATGTATTTTCCATTATATATATTTACTTATATAGACAAATATATATAAAAACGAATTAATTTACATCAATCGTATTTTTATTTTCATCACAAGATACAGAAGTAGTTGAATATTTATAACATTTACCATTAAATTTATATTTTTTATCCTTAAAATCTTGTAATACTGGTCCTTTAAAATCTAAACAATCCTTGTCATTACACACTTTTCTAAATAAAGTTGCCGCACCAATGCCTAAAAATAATGAAACAAATATTTGACCTAAATCTGTATGTAATAATCTTTTAAAATTCATATATATAAATAACATATATTTATATTTACTACTTTTGCATTGGTATTTCTTCATATTTTCCTGCACAATCTACATCTTCCTGCATAGGTACGAAACAATTACCTACTTTATCTTTATATTGTAAATCATTGACATTTTCTGGCGTAGGGTAAACAAAAACCGTTTGTCTTTCTGGCATCACTATTTCCATCGCAAATAATCCAAAAATAAAACTCAAAATAAACACTTTTAAATTTATATATTTCAAAACTCCCATTATATATTAACCCTTTATTTTTTCCCTTTACCCTTCTTCTTTTTTCCCTTCTTTTTATTTGAACTATTTTGTTGCTGTGTTTTGTTTTCCAAATCCATTTCGGCTTGCATCTTATCCATATCTTCATTAGACAATGACGACTTTTCTTGTGTTTCTCCGTCTATCTTAAATATAGTTTTATTATTTTCTTCAATGATCTTTGCCTTACGACGTTCCTCTAATTTCTTTTGAAGACGCTCACGCTGTTGACCTTGTCTCGCCATTTGCTCAAATGCACCTTTATTAAAACGCGCACCTTTTCCTCCCATTGTTTTGGCCATATTTTTCATCATCTCCTCAAACTCACCTCCATTTCCCATTTCTTTCATCTTTTTCATAATTTCACTCGCCTCCTTCATCAATTCCTGTTTCGATACATTTCCACTCTTCATCTTTTCTTCCAATTTTGTAGTCACTTTTTTAATAATTTCCTTAATCTTATTTGGATTGCGAACTAATTTTGCAAATATATCCTTTGTTGAACGTACATTTGCAAAATTCTCTTCCGAACCAAACATATTTTGGAAATCACCCGAAATTTCTTCCGCCATTTCTTTGGCTAAACTCCCTATTTTTCCATTGAACAAATTTTGTAAATGATCACGAATTCCATCCAAATTTGGCATTTGCGGCATTTCATTTGTTTCTCCACTTGCTTCTCCTTTGGTTTCCTCCGTATTTTCTCCATCTTCACCTTGAACGTCATCTTCATTTAAATTTGTAAAAAACCCCTCCATATTTTCAAATACCTCCTTCATTTTATCTTGTAAATCGTCCTCCTGTATTCCTGAAAATAATGATGCTGCGTCTCCAAAATCATCTTTATCCTTCAATGAACCTACGATTGAAAACAATATTATTTGTAAATATTTCCATATGGCATTCTGTGTGTTCTCGGAAACATCCTTTGCATTAAACAATTGGGCAAAATCAATGTTTGGCAAAAATTCCGTATTTATTTCTTCATCCGAAAACATTTCATCATTTTTATACAAAATATCAAAAAAACGTTGGGGATATACTTTTAAACAATATTCAATAATTGCCTTCTTACCGGCAACATCATCCATTGTATTTTTGATATTTTCCAAATCCGTATTGAATTCTGGAAAAGTTGTTTGTAAATCGTGAATCATATCACAAATAACAGTACATACCTGAATGTTTGAGTCCTCTGATTCCATTATAGATTAATATATATAATTTTTTCATATTATAAATACGCAAATAATTAAATTTATATATAATCATTAATTATATGGATACTACAAATACTCAAGCTTTTCAAATTGAGAAATTAGTTACTAGTTTTAATTGCATATTACGTATTATAAAGGAAACCGAAAGTATACAAAAAACCGCACAAGTTAAGCTTAATCGTCTAAAAACCGCATATATGGATCTTATCAAAGACAATAGAAAGAAAGTGTTTTTATTTTGTCTGGATTCATTCTATTTCCAATACAAATCATTTCAATTGGAATACGATAATTTAGAAAAAGGATTAAAATTCATCAATAATCGTATGTATTGTGATTATTACAAATTATTTATGATTATTATGGATAGTGCCAAAAATAAAACAATCGAAATAGATAGTTTCGAACACCGTGAATATACACCCTACAAAGATTTAGAACCATTCTTAGAATATCAAATGAATGATATTAAAGATATTCATAATGACATTTTAAATGTCATTCGCATTTTATTTCAACAATTTAGTAATCGTCACAATTCTATCGAAAATTACAATCACGAACATAATATTGGGTTCTCCATTTCTAATTTTATAAACACTTTAAATTACGAAAACAGAATTCTAAATGAACAAATTTCACTCTATATGAATTATATTGCTTTTTTCCATATTTCTCAACGCCGTCATTTAAAACGTATGTATATGAAATTTAAAAGTTTTTATCAAGAAGTCGATGATAATATTAGAACAAATGAGAGCTTTTCCATCGATGATATTAGTGTTAACCAAACTATAAATGACGATGAAGAATCTATTGGAAACAATAGTGAAATTCTTGCAAATACGGATTGGGCGGTTGTATCTAATGGAGACCATGAACATACTAATATTCCAAACAGTATTGGTAATGTATTTGACTCATTAGATGATAATGTTAGTGTAAATAGCGACCAATCATTAAAAACCGCTTCTGTAAAATCATTGAATATTGTTGATATTCCTATTCGTTCACATTCATCTCCCGTTGCAGAAAGGATTGATCAGTTTAATAAATCTGCTGTTGTTGCGCCCGAACCTCTTATACAAGATGACGCAAGTAATAATAATCAGTTTTAATATTAAAAATATAGAAAATAATTTATAATAAAGTATATATAATGCCATTAGAAGAAGAACCGCCATTAGAAGAAGAACAAACTGAAGCACCAAAACAATTACAAACTACCTTAAAAGACGACGATGCGGGTTCCGCTGTTCCCACTGAACCATTAATTAAAGTCGAATGGTCTCCAGAAAATGAAATGATTTTAGTTGAATGGTGTGATGCCGCTCAATGTTATAAATGGTTACATTCTCGTTCACACGTTCATTATGCGAAAGCAAATGCTTGGTTCACTATTCCTGCTATTGTACTTTCCACTATTAGTGGTACTGCGTCTTTCGCGCAAACAAGTTTACCTGACGAATATAAACCACTTGCACCCGTTGCAATTGGTTCTCTTAATATTTTTATCGGTATTTTAACGACTATCCAACAATATTTGAAAATTGCCGAACTTAATGAAGCTCATCGTGCAATGTCTATTGCATGGGATAAATATGCTCGTAATATTCGCATTGAATTGTCGAAAGCACCTATTGAGCGTTCCGACGCTTCCAGTTTTTTAAAACACACTAGACAAGAATTCGACCGTTTGATGGAAACAAGCCCACCTATTGACCAAAAAGTTATCAATGAATTTATTTCTACATTTAAAGGCAAAGAAGGGACACCTATGCGAAAACGCTATGAAGGTCTTAAAAAACCCGATATTTGTAATATTATTGTTAGTGCCAACGAAGCACGTCACCATTGGTATAAAGATCTGGAAATGCCCAATCATCCACCTAGCACTCTAGGTGATAATGACCGGGAACATTATATCCATAATCAATCATTGTTACTTGAACAAAAAGAACGCGCACTCAAAGAAAAAGAACATAGTATTATCGAAACTGATATGAAAAAACAACACGCACGAGCGAATTTTAGAAATTCAGTGACAATGGCTGCAAAAAAATACAAGGAAGATGAAGTGAAGCTCAATGAGTATGTTAAATCATTTACTAACTTATATGGAAGAAAACCAATTGGTGAAGAAATTCAAACATATGTTAATACCTATATGGAGGAAATCATTAATTCTGATAGTTTGGAAACTTTCATGCATAATTATGAAAATAGTGGTGCCAATAATGTATAAATATTATAAAATATTATAATTATTAATATTTTATATTTCAGCAAACTGTTCCAGTGATTTTACATAATAAAATACATCATTGTTTGTATAATAATAAATAGAATTGTATTGTTCATATTGAGCAGTTTTTTCATTTTTTCCTCCGCGCTGTAATGTCGGATTTTCTTTGAAATAAAACAATATATTGCTCATAAATATTGCATAACGTTTGTAATTTCCTTCCGCCAATGGTGACTCCGAAAATATAAAATATGTTCCAAATTCATCATCATCTATGCTGTCTTCAAAATCGTCATCGCTAGTTTCTATATTTATTAATTTATTTTTATCATTGTATTTACACATATATCCTATCATAGGTACATCATATAAACTCCCCTTCTTATCCAATAACTGATTTATATTATTAAATTTAAATATTTCGTATTGTATAATATCCTTGTTATTTATTGTCTTTGTGTATCGAATTTCATCATACAATATATATTTACCACCACTTGGTGCATCATCTAAATACACAAATGCATAAAAAACACCATTTACATTTTTAAAACCTATATACTTGGGTGATTCAAAACGGTGATTATATTGTCTATTTAATTCACTGTAACACGTTTCAATAAATTTATTTTCCACTGTACTTTCCTTTTGTTTTATCATTAAATCTTTTTGAGATATTTCGAATTGGGGTAACTCATATGTGCTATTTTCTAAAAATAAAAATTCTAAAAAGGGGAGTTTTAATTCATCATTAATCCTAAAACCAAGTATGTTTATTTTATATGTTTCTATTTTTCTAGATTGTAAATATACTGCTATGTCCTTTTGTAACACATCTTGAAATAAATATTTATAACTTTTCAACATATCCATATCTTCATAATCATCATCGCTACAACCCTCTATTATTATTTCATCATTTGCTACTGCAACTTTTGAGTCATTTTTTGGCGAAAATTTCTGCATATATTTTTTTTTCAATTCATTTTTATTCATATACTTTTATATATATTATAAATCTATATAACATTTTCGCTGTAAATACATTAAATGATTAATCTATTAATTTTTTTGTTTTTTCATAGTGTATTAAAAATAAACAATTTATCTACAAATTTAGAACAAACTGGAATTGACCACCGATATGTAAATATTACTGATTTAAATTATGAACAATTACATAATATTGAAATTGATTTTTACAAAAATAACGTTTTAAAAACATTGGAAAATACCAATACACCTACCGTGTGCAAAATGATTCTTTTAGACGAATATTACAATGAATTTCGTTGTAAACCCACTATAAATTTACACGCCGGGGGGTTGTTTAATGACTGGAATTTTGATATATAAATATATTATATGTATGAATATTTTTTTAATAATGGATACCACATTATTGCATTAACATGTATATTTATGTATTTCAATATTATTGGTAGTATATTTTTTTTCTTAAAAGCATATTCATTAAATTATTATTTAAATTTTAGTCATTTATACAAAGACCCTCATATACATCAATGGAAACACATGATACGATTAACAGATTCGGGACATATTGCAAATATTTTAGTTTTTTTTAATAAAGCATTTCTGCCACTAGCATTTAATTTGCATTTTGTCATAATGATTGTATATTATGGAAGTTACTGGCTTTTAAATATGAAAGATCTCGATACTATAGAAAATAAAAACATTGATACTGGATTAATGAATTTTCATCAAAATATAAATCATTTTGTTCCTTTTTTTATTATGGTTTTTTATTTGCTTATTACTAAATTCGATAAACCTATATTTACAAATGAAACATTTTTTTATAGTGTGATGTGGGCATTATGTTGGTTTTTGTTTATTGCATTACCGTGGAAATATTTTACAGGAGATTCTATATACTCTGTATTAAGTGATGACACACCTATTTTTATTAAAATTGGATTAATATGTGTTACTATAAGTGTATTATTTATTGCAAATTATTTAGGTAATTTTATTCAAACATACAAAAATGATATTAGAACGTATATATATAATTTATGGTCAATAATATTAAAAAATTAATTACAATGTGATTATAATATATAATTATATATTATAATATGCCAAGTGCAATTGAAGATAGTATACCATGGACTGCATATGGATTAATTGGTGTTAGTGCAATGATGTTAGCATATGTTACTATGATGGATAAAAGTGATGGTTCTGACGAAACTACCGAAACAGAACAAAATACTGAAGAACCCCAAGAAAACAAGGAAGAAGAACCTGAAGCCGAACCAGAAAATGATTCCGAAGAAAGCACAGGTGAATCCATCTTTTCTTCCATTACAGGAGCACCCGAAAGTAAAAAAGAAGAAAACGTAAAAGAAGGTGAAGAAAAACCTTCAATGATACAACAAGCATTTGCAACCGTTACCGGTGAACAACCCGATGAAAAGAAAGAAAAAGATGATGCGAAAACAGGGGGTAAAACAAAAAAATCAAAGAAACCCACAAAAGGCAAAAAATTCAAGGGGGGTAAAAATAAAACCAAAAAAATGAAAAAAGATTACAAAAAATCTAAGAAATCACACAAATCCAAAAAGTAAATTAAGCATCTTTTACTATTGATGTGAAAAATTCATCAATTTGCGTTTTATTCGTTCCACTTACCATATCATCTGGTATATAATTTTTATTTTCGGCATCATATCGGAATATTGCCGGAATACCTTGTATCATTTTCTTTTGTTTCAAAAATGCATATAATTCAAAATTATCATCTACGTCTATTACACCTGTTTGCACCGTTTCAGGCATTTTCTCAAACCATTCATTTATTAATGGCTCGATTTGCTTACACGGACCACACCATTCAGCACCAAACTTCAGTACAATAATACCATTATTGTCGTTTAACAACTGTATTAAAGCATTTTTGTTTTCAATCGATTCAATCATCCTATACAAATATAAATACAAATTGTTTATATTTGTTCGTATTATAATTAAAAATTCTAATTATTGTATAAAAATGAGTAAAACACATAATTTAGATGTATCCTTATATTCATTAAAAGAACTTCTCAAATTATTTAACATAGACAATTATGATATTTCCAGTGAACAAATAAAATATGCAAAAAAGAAAACACTCATGACACATCCAGACAAATCTAAACTCCCGAAAGAATACTTCCTCTTTTATAAAAAAGCTTTTGATATTGTATTTAATTTTTACAATGAACAAAATAAACAAAATCAAATCGTTCAAGATAAACCATATTCCCCTTTTAATAATTCAGATGAAAATGAGCAAATTAAAGCCGAAATTAAAAAAACAAATCCACACAAGTTCCAACGCGAATTTAATAAATTATTTGAACAGCACATGATACACAAACCTGATACAGAAAAAAATAATTGGTTTAAAGATGAATCTGCACTATTTGAATCACAGCAAAATGTAAATGCTTCCAATATGGGTCAAGTGTTTAGACAAATGAAACAAAATAACCAAGAAATGATTGTGCGAAAAGATGTACAACAATTAACACATACTATGGGAACTAATTTATATGACGATGATGACGACACACAATATTGCGGAAGCAATATTTTTGACCGATTAAAATTTGATGACTTGCGAAAAGTACACAAAGATCAAACTATAATGGACGTTTGTGAAAGTGATTACGGACAAATGCAAACATTTGCTTCGATTGAACAATATAATCGTCATCGCAATAGTCAAAATGTTGCACCCATGACTGAAACACAATCTTTACAGCATTTAAATCGTAATTTTGAAGATCACAAACAACAAATGATGTCTAAACAACACAAGAGTAATCTACAATCAATGGAATATGCTAAGAAAAATAAAGACGTTATGGGTTCTTTGTTTTTACACATTAAAAAATAATACATTATGCGATTTATCACACCCATTTTAAATCTTTCAAATCTGTATAATGTTTGATGAAAAATATACTGAAATTGTTGAACCAAAATATGGAATAAAACGCGATTTTACCCACGATGAAATTTTAACAAACAATATTTACAAGAAACATCATTATTCTATTGATGACGAACACCGTGTCGATATGACCAGTTATGATACATACAGTATTGACCCCGATGGTTGCAACGATGCTGATGATGCATTTTCTATTTATACCGAAGATGATAAATTATATTTTGCTATACATATTGCAGACCCAACCGAATATATAGAGTTAAATTCTGCATTATGGGATGACATCGTAAAAAGAACAACTACAAAATATCCATCAAATCGGAAACCCATTCATATGATGCCAAATAAAGTATTGGCCCTGTCAAGTTTACAAGGCGACCACCGTGGCAATATTAAGAAAGCGATTACAATATTAACTGAAATTCACAAAACGTCATTTGAACCCATTCATAAAATTAAAATATTATTTACGAATATCTTTGTAAAAAAAGATAATGCTTATACGTATAAACAGGCATCTCTACTTTGTGATGAAATTCAGGCATTTAATATTGGATTGAAAATTAGCGAATCGTGTAAACAACGACGTTCATTAACCACTAAAGGGATAAAATTAAACGAAGTATCCACTGCGTATCCTGTATACGATGCAAGTGGCGCTCATTTATACGAAGATACATTTGGTGAGCGGATGATGAAACAAATGATTGCCGAATTTGCGATTTTTGCTAACGCTTTCGTTGGAGAATATTTGAAAATAAACTTGAATATGGGAATATTCAGAACTTGTAATGCAAGTACATGGTTACAAACACTGTATAGTGGTATAACCGGGGATGAATTGTTACAGGAAATTATTACAAATGGTATTCGCGCGGATTATATGTCTAATGTAGAATCACACGATTTGGTTGGTATGACCGAATATTGTCACTTTACCTCGCCTATACGCCGTTTATCCGATTGTATATGTCACTATTTATTAAAATATATTCATTTCAAAAAAGACAATTATAGTATTCCATTTACAGATTCTGAATTAGACGCATTGGCTACACGATGTTTACACGTCACGCGAACTGAAAAGAAACATCAATATTTGGATATTAAATTTCGTTTATTACAAGTAATGGATACACTTTTATTACATAATAAAACAATCGAAATCGGATATTATATTACGGGTTATAGTGGTTTGTTTTTGAATATTATTATTTGTAAAATAAATAATTATCACGTTCATATGTCATATTCATTGCGCATTCGCAATTATTCGAAGATTATTAATCCAAAAAATATTAAGTTCATAACTGTTACACAAGTGAATTGTTTTACTCGTTACGACGAAAATACAATACCTGAATTGGATCGGGATATTTTACACGCATGATTTATGTAATTTTCATTTATGGAATACCTATAAATGAAATGTTGGACCATTTATGGTTTCACGTGGACTTCTTTTACTATATGTTTCATTATTTTTGATAAATACATTGAATCTTTGTTACTATCGGCTCCACCAAGGGCTTCCGTTGCTATTTTCATATAATGTTCACTATCCGGAGTATCACATTGTAGAGAACCTGGATGGTCCTTTTGCCAGTCCTGTAAATTGTAATAATTCTTTGTTTCGACGTTTTTTATTAGCTTTTTCAAGTGCTGCTTGTCTTCACTGTCTCGTTCCCAATCCATTCCCTGTTTAAAGTAGAGAACTTCTCGTTTTAGGTCCGTACAATGCAATGGTCTTTTGTAAACGTCCATGTTTCCTATAGTGTTATTGAAAATATCTATCATACCATTCAAGTATCCAACATCTCCCATATGTTCCAGTTCTTTAGAACCGATTGCTAGGTTCTCCATAAAGGATTGTATTGACATTGCATCCTTACATTGAGTATTCAAAAAGAAATTGAGGTTAAACTTGTTGTTGTTATTTGTCGTATTGTTTGTTACTGTTGATATTTTTGTTATTTGTTCGGATAACTTTTCTATTTCTTTTTTATGTTCTTTATTACTATTGTACATCATATTTTTTAGTTCTTCATTTTGTTTTATTAGATTATCCATTGCGCTATCCTGTATTTGTGTTTTCTCTGTTGTACATTGGTTATTGGTAAATAAACACTTCTTATGATGATTATGTAAACTTTGTCGATGTTTATAGACCTTTCCGCATATACAATGGAGTGAATCATTTTTGGGGATTTTTATGTCAGTATTTGTAAGTCGTTGATGTTTTATGGTTAAAATGTGTTTATTATAATCTTTTTTATTACTGCATATATAGTTACATTGTACACACTCGAATTTTTTGGGGATTTTTGGGGATTTTTTGTAAGTCATTTTTCCTAAAATATACTTACAAAAAAATCCCCAAATTTTTTAATTGTATGAAAAATTTACAATGTCATACTATTTTTTTTGTATTTTTATTTAAAGCATTTTACTGCATAAGTAAAAAATTCATTTTCTTCCAAAAAAACTATTTTCAATATTTCACTTTTGGACATTTTTAAAAATGTCCAATTCTGAAAATTCGTTTCGACTTTTTTTTGAGAAGTTGACAACAATATATATATTCAAAGAACTTAAAGAAACGTAACACTCTTACGGTAATTTTCATTTATAGAGAACTGATAAATGAAATGTTGCACCACTTATGGTTTGACGTGAACCTCTTTCACAATATGTTTCATTATTTTTGATAAATACATTGAATCTTTGTTACTATCGGCTCCGCCAAGGGCTTCCGTCGCTATTTTCATATAATGTTCACTATCCGGAGTATCACATTGTAGAGAACCTGGATGGTCCTTTTGCCAGTCCTGTAAATTGTAATAATTCTTTGTTTCGACATTTTTTATTAGCTTTTTCAAGTGCTGTTTATCTTCACTATCTCGTTCCCAATCCATTCCCTGTTTAAAGTAGAGAACTTCTCGTTTCAGATCCGTACAATGTAAGGGTCGCTTGTAAACGTCCATGTTTCCAATAGTGTTATTGAAAATATCAATCATTCCATTCAAGTACCCAACATCACCCATATGTTCCAGTTCCTTACAACCTAATTGAAGGTTCTCCATAAAGGATTGTATGGACATCGCATCCTTACATTGAGTATTAAGAAAGAAATTAAGATTGAATTTGTTATTATTATTTGTCGTCTTGTTGTTTGTAACTGTGGAAATATTAGAAATCTGTGATGACAACTTCTTAATCTCTTCTTTATGTTGTCTTTGTTGTTCTTCGAGTTGTCTTTGTTGTTCTTCGATTTGTTTCTTATGTTCTTCATCTCGTATTTTTTGTTGTTCATCTCGTATTTTTTGTTCTTCGAGTTGTTTCTTATGTTCTTCGTCTCGTCTTTGTAATTCATTCATTAGTAAATTTATATTATTATTACTGCATATAATTTCATTCTCTTTACTAGTATGATTACATTTACGCTTATGATTATGCAGCGAAGCTGCATGTTTATAATTTTTTCCACATTCACACTTATATTCTTTTGGGATTTTTATTGGGATTTTTTCTTTATTTTGATGTTTCAGTGTCATTAGATGCTTATTATAATCTTTTTTATTACTGCATTTATAATCACAAAGTTCACAAAAAAATTCTGGGTATTTTTCGGGGGATTTTATTGTTGTATTTTCGTTATTTTTATGTTTCAGTGTCATTAAATGTTTATTAAAATTATTGCTATGATAGCATTTATAATCACAGCTTTCGCAAAAATATTCTTGGTAGTTTTTTTGGGATTTTAATATTGTCATTTATTGTATATTATACAAAGAAAAAATCCCCTAAATAATACCAAATTAACTTGTTTGAAAAAATATTATGCTATCCCAATATGTTTTTCACTTTTCATTTTACTGCATATCACTGCATAAGAAAAAAACCAAATTCCTTCTGAAAAAACTATTTCTGAAATATCACTTTTGGACATTTTTAAAAATGTCCAATTCTGAAAATTCGTTTCGACTTTTTTTGAGAAGTTGACAACAATATATATATTCAAAGAACTTAAAGAAACATAACACTCTTACGGTAAACTTCATTTATAGAGAACTGATAAATGAAATGTTGGACCACTTATGGTTTGACGTGGACTTCTTTTACTATATGTTTCATTATTTTTGTTAAATACATTGAATCTTTGTTACTATCGGCTCCGCCAAGGGCTTCCGTTGCTATTTTCATATAATGTTCACTATCCGGAGTATCACATTGTAGAGAACCTGGATGGTCCTTTTGCCAGTCCTGTAAATTGTAATAATTCTTTGTTTCGACATTTTTTATTAACTTTTTCAAGTGCTGTTTATCTTCACTATCTCGTTCCCAATCCATTCCCTGTTTAAAGTAGAGAACCTCTCGTTTTAGGTCCGTACAATGCAAGGGTCTTTTGTAAACGTCCATGTTTCCTATAGTGTTATTGAAAATATCTATCATACCATTCAAATACCCTACATCACCCATATGTTCCAGTTCTTTAGAACCGATTGCTAGGTTCTCCATAAAGGATTGTATTGACATTGCATCCTTACATTGAGTGTTAAGAAAGAAATTCAAAATGAACTTGTTGTTGTTATTATTTGTCGTATTGTTGTTATTGTGTGTAACAGTGGAAATATTGGAAATCTGTGATGACAACTTCTTAATCTCTTCTTTATGTTGTCTTTGTTGTTCTTCGAGTTGTTTCTTATGTTCTTCATCTCGTCTTTTTTGTTCTTCAAGTTGTTTCTTATATTCCTCGTCTCGTCTTTGTAATTCATTCATTAGTAAATTTATATTATTATCACTACAAACATTTTCATTATCTTTACTAGTATGATTACATTTACGCTTATGATTATACAGAGAAGCTGCGTGTTTATAATTTTTTCCGCATTCACACGTATATTCTTTTGGGATTTTTATTTGCGATTTTCCTTTATTTTTATGTTTCAGTGTCATTATATGCTTATTATAATCATATCTATTATTGCATTTATAATCACAAAGTTCACAAAAATATTCGTGGGATTTTGAAGACGATTTTATTGTTGTATTTTCTTTATTTTTATGTTTCAGTGTCATTAAATGTTTATTAAAATCATTGTTATGATAGCATTTATAATCACATTTTTCACAAAAAAATTCTTGGGATTTTAGATTGCGATTTTTTATTGTCATTTATTGTATATTATACAAAGAAAAAATCGCCTAAATAATTCCCAATTAACTTGTTTAAAAAAATATTATGCTCTCCAAATGATTTTTCTATTTTTCATTTTACTGCATATCACTGCATAAGGAAAAAACTGATTTTCTTCCAAAAAAACTATTTCCAATATTTCACTTTTGGACATTTTTAAAAATGTCCAATTCTGAAAATTCGTTTCGACTTTT